CAAAGAAAGATGGGTCATACAACTGGTTACCTACTGATGAGTATGAAGTTCAAATAGCAGGTACGTTTGCAGCAGACAGATTTATTGTTATTAAGAACAAATCAAAGAACCCAGTGGTCTCTGCTCAACCTCATCCTCATTTTGATTATGAGAAGAAGGTCTTTACTAAAGATGGTAGAGAGGAGTATATGAAAGAACAGAAGATAAATAAAGATAAAGATCAAAAAGAGTAATGCAATACCTATCAGGTGGCGAACAAACTACTATCAACTCTACTATTACAGAATTGTTTCCTGCATTGGCATTCAACACAGGAATGAAGTTTAATAATGCTACTGATTTGGAAGAGTATATTGATAATTTAGATTTGAATTCTCCTAAGGCAAGAAGATCATTTGTAAACAATACAAATATCAAGGCAGCATATAGTTATATTAATAAGATGGATCAGATAAGACCATCTATGAAGAAGACTAAACTTGAAAATGCTGTAGGTATTTTAAATTACCTATACAAATATAATAAATCAAGACCAATCAAACAAGTTGTCTGGGGATATAGAGAAAAACCAAGAGGAGTTCCTTATAGTCATGCAGGTGACATATTTTTAATTCATCGGAACGATAAGATTGCACCTAAGATTGTAGGTATCAGTTTAAAAGCAGGAACTGCAAAGTCTAAAGAACCTAAATTAAACTCATATGTAGGAACAACCTTAAGAAAGAGTGCTTGGAAGAGAGCATACCCTAGAGCAATTGATAATTTAAAAGATAAATTGTGGAAAGAAGTTTATTCTCAAATTCCTGGTTTACCTTTGAAGGGTAGTAAAAAAGTTGATAAAAATAATTGGTTAACCTTAAGTAATACAAGACAGAAACCAAATCCAATTTTGGTTGATGCGGTTTTAAATTTATTTCAAACAAATCCAAAACAGTTTGATGCTCTCTATGTCAAGATGAATAAGATATGTAGAGAACATTTAGTCGAAATGATTAACGGTAATCTAAATGCAACTAAGTCATGGATTAGAGAAGAGTTTAGATTGCAAGAACAGAACGTTGATGTGCCTATGGTTTTAGTAAAAGCGATTGGAAAAAATGCAAACTCATCATCAACGGATCCCCTAAGAGATATTCTACCAAAGGCAACTAAGGTCAAAGCATATCTTAAATCTGGTTCTGTTCAAGAATGGTTTATTGATGTCATGGCAAATGGTAGAGAAAAATTAACACTATCAATGACAATTAGAAGTGATTCTGAATATAGAAAGACAAAACAGAAAGGTAAACTAGGAGCATACATGATGCTCAAGTTACTTTACAGAGGGTAGACAGTTAACAAAGTGTCCACTATCACTCGCTTTTCCCCTGCGACATGCTATAATATTAGTATACAGACAGAGGACACCTTGCCTAATAAACACCTTGAGCACCTTGAAGATCTTATCTTTTCTGGTCGTAAGGAAGCGTTGGATGCAGCGTGGTCTGCACTTAACAAACCAGAACTGAGTGTTAAGTGGGATGGTGCTCCTGCTATCGTCTTCGGCACAAACCCTGCAAATGGCAAATTCTTCGTTGGAACCAAATCCGTTTTTAACAAACACAAGATCAAGATCTGTTATGATCAAACAGATATTGACAAACTTTACAATGGCAACCTTGCGGACATTCTGCGCTTATGTCTTTGGAAGCTTCCTCGTATCAGTGGAATTGTCCAAGCTGATTTCATTGGAGTCGGAGGGGGCAGTGTTTATCGTCCTAATACTTTGGAGTATCATCTTCCCTCTCCGATCCTTAGCGATATTATCCTTGCTCCACATACTTCTTATACCGAAGTTCACCCAAATGCTGTTGGCAGCATTCGCCACGATCTACCTTCTACATTATCTAATTGTTATTTCCTAGGTAAGAAAGAAGCAGATGCATCTGTTGCTAAAAACCCTTTCTTCAACTGGGTCAAGTTTCTTAGCAGACTTCCTAGATGCAAAGTTCCTAGCGAGAAGGTACGTCCGCATATTCAGAAGCATATCAATAGGTTTTTCCGTTGTGATTTACCAATTCCTTCAGCAGAATTTTTGTATACTACTTTACCTGATAAATATAAGTATGAAGTTAATGTTACCACATTCAAAGTGTGGCATATGTTGTTTCAATTGAAGCAGAATTTATTGAAGAACATCGTTGTTGATGGAACTGTGAAATGCTACATAGATGGACTACCTTCAGAACATGAGGGTTTTGTAACTGTTTCAGATTCTCCCTACAAAATTGTAGATAGATTGACTTTTAGTAAAGCGAACTTCAACCTTAGTAAAAATTGGACGAATGAAAAAATTTAATGCTTTTCTAATAGAAGCACAGAGATCGTTTGCTGCTAAAGCAGCGGAAAAATTAAATCTTAAACATGTAGGTTACGGAAAGTATGCAGACCCATCTGGGAATGTGACACACATGTCTAAGGATGGTAAGCTTGTAAAAATTACTAAACAAGAATTAGCGGGGACACAACAAAATGGAGGAGAAGAAACGGAAGGAGGCGAAGGTCAGGTCGATCAAGGTGCAATATCTATTACATTTGGAAGATTTAATCCACCTACTATTGGGCACGAGAAATTACTTAAAAAGGTAGCACAACAAGCAAAAGCAAGTGGAGGAACGTATAGAATATACCCCTCAAGAACAGAAGATCCTAAGAAAAATCCTCTTGATACAGGAACTAAGGTCAGGTTTATGCGACAGGCATATCCAGATCATGCAAATTCAATCATTGATAATGAGGAAATGAGAACCATCTTTGATGTTCTTAGTGGACTTGATGCTGACGGATATAGTTCAGTTAATATTGTAGTGGGTGGTGATAGAGTTAGTGAATTTAATTCATTAGCAACGAAGTATAACGGTGACTTATATACGTTTGACGATATTAAAGTAACATCTGCAGGTGATAGAGATCCTGACGGTGAAGGTGTAGAAGGAATGAGTGCATCTAAGATGCGTAAAGCAGCGATGGAAGGTGATCAAGAGTCTTTCAACAAAGGTATACCTGCAGCAATGTCTAAGAAAGATAAAGAAGCGATGTATCTAACACTTAGACAATCAATGAATGTAAAAGAATCGTTTGAGGATTTTGCTGAAGCATCATATCATCTATATGAGATCGCTCCTAAGTTAGACCCTCAAGGTTTAAGAGAAGCATACTATGATACTGGAATGTTTGAAGTAGGTACGTTTGTTGAGAATGTTAACACAGGTATTACAGGTAAAGTTGTTAGTCGTGGTTCTAATTATGTAATATACATTGATGAACACGATAATATATTCCGTTCATGGTTGAAAGACCTTGTTGAGACTAAGAATTCTGTATATGGTTTTGAATTTACACCTGCAGGAGAACTAGGAACTGATGAATTAGCAGCGTATGTTAGAAAAATGACGCCAGGAGAGTTCATAAAGAAGATAAATAAAAAAGTAAAGGTTAAAAAGTAAGATGAATTTAAAAGACCTACCCGATATGAGTGCTGCATACCAAGAGGTGCAGGAAAAAGCAAAGAAACTAGATCCCGTTGGTAAAGAAGACGGTGATGTAGACAATGATGGTGACAAAGATTCATCTGACAAGTATTTGATGAAGCGTCGTAAGGCAATCTCCAAAGCAATGAAGGAGCATCATCAGAAAGATGAGAACGGTAAAGTCATCGAGCATGATGAGGAAGAAGTAGAAGAAGCATACACAGTAACGAATGCTGACAAGAAGGGTAACACACCTGCATATCAAGCATTTAAAGCAGGTAAGAAGAATAAGTTAACTGGTAAACCCATGTATAAGGCAGCAGATCATATGAAGGAAGAAGAGATTCATCCTGATGACAATGTTTTATCACCAGAAGAACTAGAAAAAGTAGCAGAACTTTCTAGACAGTGGGATGCTAAGATGGAAGAAGGCAGTTCATACGGTCTGACTAAAGGATCTGGAAAACCAGGTGGTGCTATGAAAGCATACCTAGATAATAAGGCAAAGAAACTAGAAGCGGATAAGAAAAAACAATCTGCTCCATATAAAAACAATCCTGCATTTGGAGATCCATCACACCATTCTAACGCTAAGAACAAATGAGATCCTTTAAACAACATTCTAATCTAATATCTGTTTGGGAAAACTATCAGGCAATGAGAAATCCTGAGAAGTATAAACCAGACGATGAATCTGATAAACCATATCATAAGAGATCAAGAGCAGCGAGAATGAAAGATCCTAAGAGAGGAATCAACTCTCCTGCATTCAAGGAGTTCATGCGTAAACAGGGGATGTAATGTTATCTTTTAAACAATTACAAGAAAAGAAAACTAAAATTAAGATAAATCCTAAGAAGGAGGATGTCATGGAGGGAGATAAAACTCTCAACCATGGTGAAGATTGCGGGTGCATGAAGTGCGAAAAGAAACGTCGTGCTGAAGAACTTGGCGATGAAAAATCAGTATCTACAGAACAAACAATTTATGACAGTAACAAAGAAGTCTCAGAAGAAAGCACAGAAAGCAATGCTGAAAGCGATAACACTGAAACGAACTTGTTAACCTTTGAAAAATTTCACAAATTTAAAAAGAAAAAACAAGAGGATGAAGAGAAACCTGAGTCTTACATAGAGACTAAGATGGAGGAGACTGAGTATCATGTGATGAGTAAGAAGTCTTTCAAAAAACTTCACAAAGATTTTAAGGGTGGAACTAAAGACAAACCTAGAGCAACAGTAGGTGTAACTGATAAGATGGGTAACACAACACCTGTATCAAGATTGGTTAAATTCTCTGAAGCAAAGGTAGATCAGGGCAAAGATGATGCTGCTAAAAGGAATGAAAGAAACCAAAGAACATTTGGTAATAGAAGAGACTCTAAAGGTAGTATGGCATCTCATGATGACACAGAGGCAAGAAGATACAATACTGCAAAAGGTAGAGGTGTAAAGATGAAAGGAAAGAAAGATAAAACACCAGTAAATTACCACAAGAAAGATAGTGACAAACGTGTTGATGCTCTTCTTAAGAGTATGAAAGAAGA